CGTGACCGTGATTTTCAAAGAAACGGAAACGTAAATCAGTTTTATGCAGACCAAACTATTCAGGGTAACAACAACAATATCCAAGGTGACAAGATAATAGTCAACTCAGACAGGAACATTATCAACGGTGAAAAGATTAACGTTTTTTCAGGGAATGATAATATAGTCTCAAACAACGATGTAACACTAATCGGAACAAACAATTATACATCATTTAGGGATGGGCAAACGGTTATTGGTGGTTTTGATATGCCGTTGACTTATACGTTCGAGATTGATTCAACTATTGTACAGGCTTTACACGAATCAAACTATGATATAATCACACCTCCACAAGGTTATTGGATTGAGTTGTATGATATGTACGCAACATTATTGTTTAAAGATTTAACACCAGTAGGCTATAATAACCACCCAGTAAGGATAAAATATAACGGTGATTCAAATAGTAACTACTTAGGAACTTGTGGCAGTGGTTTTATTGCAAGAAATGTAGCGCTTACTGTAAGGGGAACTATTACACGTGAGACAGTTTTGCAACAAACAAAACTTGTATTGTTTTCAGCAGGTAATTTAGGGACATCGGGTAATGGTTATTTACAAATACAGATACAATACAGGTTACATCAAATACGAAGATAATGGCAGAAGAAAAAGTAATATTAGACGTAGAAGTAAAAGGTACGGGCAAAGGCGAGGCGAGCATAAAAAGTCTTAAGGGTGAATTGCGTTCACTCAAAAACGAGTTAGGACAGCTCGACCCTGCAAGTGAAGCATTTAGTGAAGCAGCAAAAAGAGCAGAAGAACTAAAAAAACAACTAAAAGGTGTAAATGATGCTCTTGAAAACGTGGACCCTGAAAAAGCGGTTGCCCCCGTAAAAAGTCTTAAGGCTGAATTACGTGAATTAAAAAATGAATTAGGAAAACTCGACCCTTCAAGTGATGCGTTTATAAGAGCAGCAAAAAGAGCAGGACAGTTACAAGACGAAATAGAAGACGTAAACAATACGGTAAAAGCGTTTAATCCTGAGGCAAAGTTTCAGGCATTTGCAAGTGTATTGGGTGGTGTTGCAAATGGGTTTAGTGCTGTACAAGGTGCGCAAGCGTTGTTTGGTAGTGAAAATGAAGATATACAAAAAGCAATCTTAAAAACACAGGGCGCAATAGCATTAGCTACTGGGTTAAATGGGTTGATGGGAATGGGAGATGCATTTAAAAATTTAGGAACTATAATTAAAGTAAATGTTATCTCTGCTTTTGGTTCGTTAAAGGCTGCATTAATATCAACGGGAATAGGTGCGTTAGTTGTTGCTTTGGGTATTGCCATAAACGAAATAATGAAATACAATAGCGAAGTAGAAAAACAAGAAACTGCACAAGCTGGGTTAAATAAAGAGTTAGACAAAACAAACGAAGCATTAGACAAACAGATAAGCAAATCGGAAACAATAAGGAATGCTAAAAAAGGTGGGCTAAATGATTTAAAAAACGAATTAAAAATATTAGAGGCATCAGGGGCAACAGAAAAACAACTATTTGAAAAAAGAAAAGAAATATTAAATGCTGAGTTACTAAATTTAAAGGTAAAAAAATATTCTGGCTTAGACGTAACTAAGGACATTGCAGATAAAGAAGTTGAAATAGAGGCTTTAAAACAAAGTTACCTAAAAGAGTTAAGGGATAAAAAAAACAAAGACGAGAAAGATGCAAAACAAAAACAAAAGGAATTATTAGAGCAAGAAACAAAAAATGCTGAAACATGGAAAAAGCAAGCTGAGCAAAAAGACAAAGACGAAAAGGATAAAAGATATGAGCAAAGAGATGAAGAGGAACAGTCAGAAAAGTTAAGAGAACAAAAAAGGATTGAATTACAAAATCAAACATTAGTACAATTAAAAGCAAAAAGTGATGCAAAAATTGCATTGGCAAAAGCAGAAGAGGTTGCTCAATTGCAAACTATACAAGCAGTTGCAAACGGATTAAATGCAGTAGGACAATTAGTAGGCGAACAAACAGCAGCAGGGAAAGCATTAGGTGTTGCAACAGCAACTATTGATACTTACGTTGGTGCGACAAAAGCATACGCACAAGGTGGAACTTTAGGATTTATTTCAGCAGCAGCAGTAATAGTAGCGGGTTTAGCAAATGTTAAAAGGATATTATCTGTACAAGTTCCTTTTAATAGCGGAACACCAACACCATCAATGCCTAGCGCACCAAGTATTCCACAAATATCAAGTAGTACTTCCATTAACCAAAACAACCCAATACCAACAACACAATTGAACGTAAAAGATTCGAGAGTATACGTAGTTGAAACGGACATAACCGATAGCCAAAATAAAGTTAAGGGGATAGTCAGAAAAGCAACTATTCGCTAAAATTATATTTTAAGTTATGGAGAAAATTCCAGTATACCGATTTAAGTGTTTGCCAGATGATGATAGCAAACTTGAAGCAGTGGCTTTAGTAGATACGCCAGCTATTGAGATGAACTGGCAAGCGTTCAGTAATAACAACTATAAGTTTTCAGCTATTGAAGAGAAGCGAATTATTAGCGGTCCTTTAATGGTTGCTGACTTACCTATTTACAGGCGTGATGCAAGTGGTGAGTATTACGGTGTATTCCAAAAAGAAGACATATACAACTTACGAAATAAGTTCTTCAAACAGTCATTGGATAAGAGCGTAAACATTATGCATGACTCAGCTCAAATGGTAGACGGTGTTTACATGATTGAGTCGTTTTTAATTGATTCAGAACGTGGCATATTTTCACCTAAAGGTTACAACTTAACAGACGGCAGTTGGTTTGGTTCATACAAGGTCGACAATGATGACATCTGGAATGATTTTATAAAAACAGGAGAGTTTAAAGGGTTCAGTGTAGAGGGGCTATTTAACACGGTAAAAATAGAAGATAAACCACTTGATTTGATTGAGCAGATTATATCAATCGTAAAAAATATTGATAACTAAAAGCAAAAAAAACAAACAATTATATTATAACATATGACAAAGAAAGAAGCATTTGAAAAGATTAAAAGTCTTTTATTTTCCGATGAAAAAAAGTTCGAGAACGCTAAGTTAGTTGACGGAACTATTGTTCAATGGGAGGGAGAGTTAACGGAAGGTGTTTCGTTAAACGTAGTTGATGCAGATGGTAACATGTTGCCTGCACCCGATGGAACGCATGAAGTTGACAACGGGGCTATTGTTACTACTGTTGGAGGTTTGGTAACTAAAATCGAGCAAAAAGAAACTGAATTAGAAACAGAAGAAGTGGAGACAGAGATGCAAAAAATGTTTGCAGAATTTGTAGAGCAGTTTAAAGCGTTCCAGTCTGAGTTCAGTGCAATCAAAGACAAAGTAACAAGCTATGATGAAAAGTTTGCAGCATTGGAAACTAAGTCAAAAGAAACTGAAAGCTATTTTAGTGAAATCAAATCAGTAGTTGAGCAAATAGCAAGTGAGCCAGCAACACCAATAGAGCCTGCAAAAGACTCTTTCAAAAAATCAGCAAAACAACTAAGTGCTACTGAACGAATAGAAGCATGGAGAAAATCTAACAATTAATAAATAAAAAAAATATGGCATTTAATTTAACAGGTTTAATTAACTACACTAAGTCAAATGAGCAGCAGCTCAGCACACGATCATTCTTTGAGTCCAAAACAGCTTCAAGAATGCAAATTTTAACGGGAGTTAAATCTTCCATTCAAGTACCAACATTAAGCGACACGTTATTTTACCAAGATGGTTCTACTTGTGGTTTTTCTGCAAGTGGTGACACTACAATTTCAGCACGTGTATTGACAGTAGGACGTATCAAAGTAAACAAAGAGTGGTGCGTGAAAGCACTTGAAACTAAGTACACGCAACTGTTGCTTTCACCGGGTTCTAACTATCAAGCTCTTCCCGGTAAGATAGACCAAGCGTTTGTTGAGACCATTATTGGAACAATGGGTGAAGCTAACGAAAAAGGTATTTGGCAAGGCGATACTGCTTCTGGCGACCCTAACTTGAACAAATATGATGGATTGGTAAAGATAATCAACGCAGCATCTGGAACAATACAGGCGAATGCATCTGCATTTACAGGTATTGCAACAGTAACAGCATTTACAGCAGCAAACATTATCTCTGTAATGCAAGGTGTTTACAACGCTATACCTGTGCAAATTTTAGACAAGCCAGACCTTAAAGTTTCAATCGGTACTGACTTGTTTAGGTTGTATCAAATGGCTTTGATTAACGCTAACTTGTTTCACTTCATTCCAACCGAAAACGGTTTAGGAGAGATGAAAATACACGGAACAAATGTTACTGTAATCTCAACGCCAGGTTTAATTGGATCAAACGCTATATACGCATCAAGAGACAGCAACTTGTATTTAGGTGTTGACTTGGAAAATGAAGAAGAGTCATTTACCTTCTGGTATTCTCAAGACAATGATGTTGTACGTTTCAAGTCTGAGTTTAAATACGGTGTTCAAGTTTCACAACTTACTGAGATCGTTAAGTTCACAATCTAATAAATAAAGACTATGCCGTGTGCAATATTAGCAGGTTACGCACTTGACTGCAAAGATGCAGTAGGTGGAATAAAAAACATTTACATCGCACCATCAAGTTCTGTTTCATCGGTTGCTGAAAATGCAAGCGGATATGTTACTGGTATTACAATGGTGGGTACTAATAAATTCTTTAAATACGAATTAGAACCAAGAGGTGCTAATAGCGCAACATCGAATATCAATTCAGATCCAGCAGTAGGAACAGTAGCATACGAGCAAACATTATCAGTATCGTTCTTAAAAATGAAATACGAAACCTCGAATAAACTTCAAACTATCATAGCCAATAGAACGGACATTTTAGTTGAGATGAAAACAGGTCAGTTTTTCTACTACGGAAAAGAAAACGGAATGGAAGTTAATGGTGGAACGGCTGCAACAGGTGCAGCAATGAATGAGTTTAACGGTTACAACTTAACCTTTAGCGGTATGGAAAAAACATTGCCACAAGAGGTTAATCCTACACTTATAGCAGCAATTACAGCTTCATAATAAGTTTTTAAAATTAGTTAAATAGCCTCTCAGTAATGGGGGGCTATTTTTGTTTAGCAATATTTGTAATTTTTTATATTATAAGATATGATTCGCATAGTAAAGGATAGTGAAAATATGATTGTAGTTACTCTTTATGAGAACAGCACAGTTACAAATCCTATTTATTTATTTGAATTAGTTAACCAACAGAGTAATATTAAGTACTATTTTATCTCAACAGATACATCGACAAATGTAACACGTTACAACAGGTTTAAGTTAATAGAAAAACCTGAACCCGATACATTAAACGGTGAACTGGAATTAGAGGCAGCAGGTTATTATACTTATAATGTATATCAAACTAATTTATCAAGTTTAAACGCGATAACAAAGGCAAGCGAAGCAGTACCAAACATAGTTAAAACAGTTGAAGTTGGATTGTGTTTTGTTGAGTTTAATCCCGTTTCAAATATTACCTACTCTCCTGAGTCAAACACTAATATAGTTTACCAATACGATGGCTTACAATAACACGCTAATAAACGTAAAATTCTCAAACGATAAAGTACCTACATTTGTCGAGGTAAGAGGTGAAGATTGGGTTAAGTACGGTGAAACAAATGACTATCCCCAGTACCTCGTTTTATTGTTTAATCGAAGCGCAAAACATAACGCTATTATAACCAATAAACAGTTGTACATTAAAGGGCAAGGCTTTACGTTTAACGCCAACGGCATGGAAGGCGAAGAGCAAGCGTTATTAAAAACATACGTTGACAGCCCTAACCCATACGAAACACTTGACGATTTATTGGCAAAGACTACATTGGACGTTGAGTTGTTTAATGGTTGTTACCTCAAAATAACTAAGTCAAAGGACAAAAAAAAGAATTACATTTCGCACATAGATTATTGCAAGGTTCGTGCAAACGAAGACAATAGTAATTTTTATATTAGCGATGATTGGATAAATGAGGATGGCAGCGAAAATTCAAGACCTAAAATAGATTACACTTATCCAGCATGGGAACCTGAAACCAAAGCTAAGGAGTCACTATTTTATTATAAAACTTACCGTCCAAACTTAAACGTATACACTTTGCCTGATTATATCGGTGCAGTTCCTGCTATTATTACAGATGCTGAAATAGCAAACTTTCATAGAGCCGAAATCCAAAACGGATTTAAAGGATCTAAATTTATTGTTTTTAAAGATGGCGTTCCATCTGATGACGAGATAAAGATTGTAGAAAATAAAATGAAAGCTAAGTTTGCACCTACGGATAAAGCTGGTACGTTCTTCATTGGTTTTGTTGATGATGCTACACGTGTTCCTGAGGTATTAGACTTAGGAGCGGGTGATTTTGCGGACAAATACAACGCATTAAATGAGACGATACAGCAAGAGATATTTGTAGGGCATAAAATAACTTCACCTATGTTATTTGGTGTTCGTGTAGAGGGGCAATTAGGTGGCAGAAACGAAATGGTTGATGCGTTTAATTTGTTTCAAAATACATACGTAACTCCACGGCAAAAAGTACAAGAGAAAATATACAACTTATTCGCACCAGTTAAAGGCAGATTAAGTGTTATTCCT